ACTCTCATATCCTATCACACCTCCCTCTATAATTAAACCAGCAAACAATAAAGCCCCCAGTTCTACTTTATCTTCTTTTTGTTCTCTAGTGCTCCGTATGATTTGTCGTTCTTTAGTTAAGTTATCTAAACCTACTCGTTCTACTACCGTAAAGAACCCGCCATTGTCAGAGCCAGCTTTATGTAAAGCTCTTATAAGATAAGCACTTGGAAGCTGTGTTATAGCAGTAGAGAAAGAAGCGTAACTGGAATTACTGAGTCTTTGGCCTGTTTGATCTGTAAAACTTGTAGGGTATACAGCTACTACGGGCTGTCGTTTTGGTATGCCAACGGAGGCAAGATTAGATACTGCTAGTGTTTCTACTTGTGCGTTTCCTATTCTTTGTATTGGTCCTAGGTTATTTTCTATAGGGTCAAAAATTAAAGAAGCGCAGCTAGAAAGTAAAGCTACCGATAGGAATTTGGATAATTGTTTCATTTCCTTCTGCGTCCACTATGGTTAAAGTTATTATGCCGTCTAATACACTGTAGGTAATAGTATTACCTTCTAACTCAATTGTACCATTATCACTTGGAGTCTCGCCAAATAAGGCTTCTACCAGCTGTCTTGATAGCTGGGCATAAATCCTTGACTCTAAGTTACGTATAAACCTAGCAAGTGTTGTGTTTTCCTTATCTCTTTCTATTTGATCTTGTAAAGCTTTAATCTCTGCTTTAATAGACATCTTTCTTGTATATTCAACATTGTCTATTGTAAGGTAATGACTAGATGTGTTTTCTCCACTAAAAGAAGGGGACTTAAACTTGTGCGTCATTTGGTCTGCTCGCAAGTTTTGCGTAAATATACCTATAATTAAAGCAACTCCTACAGCCATTACAAACCATATAATTTTATCTTTTTCAGCTTCTTCTTTTCTACGCTTGAGTTCAGCCTTGCTTGGTCTACCTACTTTTCTTTTAATCTTTTCTTTGGTCATCTCTATCCGCCTTTGCTAACCTATCGGTGTGCATCAATTGTGGTACACCAAGTATAGTCTTTAAAAGCGTATCTTGTCTAATAATCTCATTGTCTACAGAACGCACTCTGTCTATAAGAGCTACCAATATACCGTGTTGTGAGTCTAGTTTTGCTCCCAGTCTTGATTCTATTTCTGATATTTGTGCAGATACTTTTTCATCTAAAACATCTACTTTAGTTTCCATACCATCAATTATTTTGTTAATTAGCTTCCAGATAAACATACCAAGCCCTATAGCTGCTGCTATTGGAAAACCAACTTCATTAATTAACTGTACGGCTGCGTCCATATACTCTAGTAATCACCCCAAGTTTTAACTTTTTTACCGCCGTGATACTCTACTGCATGCCCTTCATCAATTAACATTTGGCAAATGTCTTTACCATCTTCTGTATAAGGTATGCCTAGAATACGACCATACTTACCTTTACCTAAAGATCTTATTTTAATTTTTCCTACGCACAGCTCTTTGAGTCTTTCTTTAGCTGCTAACCCTAGTTTCTTTTCTGCAAGGTCCCGGGTTCTAGATTCTGGTGTATCTATCCCATTTAACCTAACTCTTTGCTTATGTAGCTTTACGTCAAAACCAAGGTCAAGCGAACAGTCAAAGGTATCCCCATCAACTATTCGCTCTAAGGTTGCGTTGTAAACAAAAGCATCTGGTGCTTTAGCCATTTACTACTCCTTTGCTTTACCTATGTTCAATGCTGCTATTTCTAGGATCTTATAAAGCTTACCTATTAATGCATCATCTTTTGGTGTTGGTGTAATAGAACATATAATAGATGCTGCACAAACAACGCCTGTTATTATTCCTACCAATTCTCCAATCATTCCCATATTAGTCTCCTATTTGGTTAATTGAGTTTTAATTCTAGCAGATTAATCCTGTTTGTTGTCAAATGTTACCTTTCTATAATAAACAACTACCTCTTTAAGCTCGTTAATATAACGTTTTAGCTCTTGCATGTTGTAGGCCATAAGCTCGTAATCTGGTACGGACATAGCAACAAATACTAATTGACCTTGGTCTTTTTCTACTTGTACAATAAAATCATCTAGGTTTTTGCTAGACACAACATACCAATAAGGGTCTTTTAAATCTATTTCTCTAGGCATAATAGGTTGCACTATAGTTCTTTCTATAGGCTTAGATACAATCTCTACCTGTTTAGTTGGTATTAGACTGCAACTGCAAGCCATCATCAAGACTGTCAATGTTACGGCTGTCTTCTTCAATGCTATCAAATACATCTTTGGTTCCTTTATTTATTCTAGGTTCTATTAATCCAGGTTTAGCTGCTGCTAATCTAGTTAAATCGTGACGTTTAAATATGTCAAGGTATCTTGACATCTCTTGTTGTATTTTTTGGTTACGTGCTTGTATTTCTAATAAGCCTTCTGTTTGTAAGGCAAAATCTGATTGAAGACTTTCTATAGCTAACTTCTGTTCTGCATCTCTTAGCTCGAATGCTTGATTAAGCGCAGACAAGTTTGAGTTTTGTTTCCATAGAACAGAGCTAAACAAACCCAGAGCTACTATAATACCTATTAATACTTTACTCAAAACTTTAAAGTTATTTACCTTTTTGTCCCTACTGGATTCTTTTTTTCTTCTTTTAAACGTTTTTTTAACTTTTTTTTCGCTTTCCAATACGGAATATTTTTACCCGTACCTAAAGCGCCCATCACTCCACCTGTTTTGCCGCCAAGAAAACTTGCCTTATCTCTAGCTTTTTTTGCAGCCACAACTTCTTTTTTTAACTGAGCCGTACTTTTAAGTGTTGTAGTATTTACTTCTGTAGTTCCTATTTTATCTTTTTTTGATTTTTGGGGTGTTCTTGTCGCCATATTATTTACCTTTTTTAGCCATGGCTGCTTTATGTGCAGCTCTCATTGTTGAACCAGTCATCATTTTTCTTTTCATAAATTTCATATGAGCTTCAGAATGATGTTTACCGTGTCTTTTTAAAGAGGCCTCTTGTCGTTTTGTAAGAGACTTTTTCTTTATAGGTTTCTTTCTAGTTGTTTTCTTTTTGTAAGCCATGTTTTATATTACCCTATTCTGGTTCTGTTGGCCATACTATTGGATCAATCGTAGGTAAGTCTCTAAGGGCTTGTCTGTATGTAGCCCATTCTGTTTTTTTAGAAGTTGATAAAGGGGAGTCTGCTGCTTGAGTCCAATCTGACTCTTTAAGTAAGTAGGTCCTGTGTGATCTTACATAATCTAAAGGGTTTTCCTCTATAGCTACTGCAGAACCATCTACAAATCTAAACTGCCCTGGAGGATAGGTTCCCTCTACAACTGTCTGTTCACTTGTTTTATACACAAGACTTAAATCAGCTGTGTTTGTAGAGCCGGTGCAAACTATTTCTCCGCTAGATGTTGTATAAACTGTGTAATTCATTATTGTGTATTATCCATAGTAACGTAAAGAGCTTGATAAGTACTGTTAACTTGGCCCCCTGATACATTCCAAGTTATTCTCCAATACACCGTGCTTTGCGAAGAGCTCATTCCCGTTATCTGTCCGTCCCATATAAACACGTAGGTTCTAAAAGTACCCGCATTCGCATTAACTTTAGGAGAAAGGCTAACCCAACTACTGTTATTAAAACTATATTGAATAGTACCATTTCTTACATCCCCTAAAACTGCGGAATAAACAACCCTGTATTTAGCGTTGTTTCTAATATTTGCAGTACTACAGCCTATGTTTACTACCGAGCTAGATTCTTGACTAACAATAGTTTGTCCAGGATAAGTACCAGACCAAGACTGGACATTTGCTTCTACCCCCAAAGGAACAAATGCACCTGTATGAGATTTTATATCTGTGCTGACATTATCAAAATGTTTTACATTTAATGTATCAACATTAATACGTGCAGAATCTAGTTGATCTGCGGTTATTTTTGCAGCACTTAAGTTTCCAAAAACTTTAGCATTATCAACAGCTAAATTATCTATCTTTGCGTTTGTTATTTGAGCATCTTTAATTTTAGCTGTTTCAATAGTTGCATCTTTAATTTTTGCGTTTTCAATAGTCCCATCTTGAATTTTTGCATTTTGTATAGCGCCGTCTTTAATTCTAGCGGTGTCTATATACACCACACCGTTGTCAATAATAAAAGGTGCTACAGCAGATGAACCACTCCATATCGCAAACTTATCTGCCTGGAATTGCACGTAAGATTGTGCACCACTACCGCTACTTGCATTAGATCCAATGACCATACCTGCAGCTGACTTACTGCCATTAGATTCAGTAGCAACTTGTATAACAAACATTGCATCAGCATCACCTTCTAAATTAGATACAGATGTTTGTAGTGTAGATACATTAGAATTAGTCGTTCCAACTGTTGTGCTAAGGTTGCTTATAGATGTTGCGTTTGCACTATCCGCGTTTGCCCTAGTAGTCGCCTCTGTAGATATAGCAGATGTGTTTCCACTAACAGTAGAAGTTAAGTTAGTTATTAATGTAGAAAGGGCGCTATCTGCATTAGCTCTTGTTGTAGCCTCTGTAGATATAGC